ATGAGTTGCATAGTCCGCATCGTTGGCAGATGTATGCTAAGTGGACGATCATCAGTAACGGTGCATATCTACTAGCCGACCACGATCACCCGGAGATATGGATGACGATATTCGCAAATAATCCGCAGCACGTCACCTACACAGCACATTGCGGGTGTTAGCATGAAAAAGATCATCACACGGGTGGGGGCACTTCCCCCACCCGTGCCGCCTAAGAGTGAGATTATACCGATACATACGTCTGATCGTGGTAATTTCAAGCACTGTCGTCGGTATTGGGATTGGTCAAGCCCGATGCGTGGCAACCTCCATATGAAGCCGTCTGTGTACGGTATCAACCTGCCTATGTGGTTTGGTACCGGAATGCATCTCGCGTTGGAGTTACACTACAATCCATCGTGGGAACGTGACCCTGTTGAGACATTCCGTACGTGGTGGGAGTATCAAACGAAGGGCGGTTTCATCCCTGCGTATGAGATGGAGATGGGATTCGCCAAGGGTCTGCCGGTTACGTGGTCTGGCGACATTGCAGAGGGCGTGACCAACACGTACCGTGTTACAGGTCTGCTCGATCTACTGCCTGACCCTGTGCTGGAAGAGCTAGAGCAGCACCTTGAGTTGGGTGTTGGTATGCTGACGTTCTACAAGCACTACGCCGATAAGCATGATGGTTTTGCTGTGATTGCAGCAGAGCACGATTTCAGCATCCCTCTCATAGATGCTATGGGTACTCCTGATACACTCAACTACCAACGACCTGTGCATTACCGTGGTCGCATGGACTTGATCATCCAAGACCTTGAGACTGGACGCTACGGCATCATGGATCACAAGACTGCTGCTAAAGCTGACGGTGAACAGTACATACGCAAGCTTGAGAAGGATGAACAGTGTACGTCATACATGTGGGCTGCCGAGCGTGAAGCAGAAATGTATGACCTTGAGTACAAGAAGATCGACTTCACCCTCTACAACACATTGTGGAAGGGATTTCCCCGACCGCCGAGCATCACGACTATTACCAAAAACTTCCCACAGGGGCGACCCTCAATTGACCGCAACCAAATGACCACCGCTGGTCTATGGTATGCGGCAGTCAAGGAAAGAGGGTTGGAGTGGTGGATAGAAGAGAACGAGAATGTACAGGCATATGCAAACTACCTCATTGATGCTGGTGACTCTATGTTCGTCCGGCGCGATATGGTTCGCAGGAATCGCCATGAGATTGAATCGTGCGGATCGCGCATACTGGATGAAGTACACGATATGCTTGCTCCTGACATTAGAGTGTATCCTAATCCTACGGGCAACTATAGGTGTTTGAACTGTGCGTTCAGGTTGCCATGTCTTGCTAAGGATGACGGCAGTGATTGGGAACAGATGATAGAGGACGGTTATGAGTCTAACTATGATCGGTAGATTGTATAGATGGTTCCGTCCACAGTACGTATGGTGCGGTGACGACGATTGTGACTTGTGTTGGAAGAGAGGACTGTTCCCCGTTCAGCGGGAACGCCAGCCTTGACCCGGAGCGCCGGGAGTGATAGGGTGGAGCTTCGCCCCCGAACCCCCCGACAGGAGGATGCTTGTCTGCTCAACCATCTCTACGTGAGCGTCTAGGCGTTCAGTCACCGGCTGAAACAATCAGTCACTTCAACATCTTAGTGTACGGTGATGCAGGTACGGGCAAAACCTACCTTGCCGGTACTGCTATGGACTCCGATGATACGGCTCCTGTGCTGTTTCTCGATGTTGAGGGCGGCACAACTACACTTCGTAAACGTGGTGACTTGGACGTGAAGCGCATCACCACGTACGACATGCTCAAAGAGGTAATCAACGAAGTCTACATGGACACGGAGGGATTCTATAAGACCATCGTACTTGATTCGTTGACAGAGTTGCAGGAACAGGACATGAAGCAGATCATTGCAGACCGCGATGACCGCCGACCCGACTTGATTGACACCCCGCCATCAATGCTTGAGTGGGGTATCAACAGCACACACATGCGTCAGGTCGTACGCGCTCTTCGTGATATGCCGCTCAACACCATCATCACCGCGCTTGAGAAGCGTGACAAGGATGAGAACGGTGTTGTGTCGATTCTGCCAAACCTCCCTGGCAAGCTTGCGTACGCTGTCCCTGGCTTCATGGACATTGTAGGCTATCTCAGTACTGCGGAGGATAACGAGGGTAAGGTCGTGCGTCAGCTACAGACGCAAAAGACACGGCGGGTCGTAGCAAAGGATCGCACTTCAACGCTTGAGCCTGTTGTAGTGTCTCCATCGATACCGCTGATATTCAGCGCCATCACAGACGAAGGAGAGTAATGACACCGATCAATCTAAGCAATGCTGATACGTCAGGCGGCGACTTCACGCCGATCAAGCCCGGTACCTATCCGGCGAGTGTGTTTGAAGCTGCATGGGGCGAGACTCAGGGCGGCACCGGTAGCAAGCTGCCAAAGGGTACGCCGTTCATCAATGTGCAGTTGAAGGTCGATACCACCGATGCCCAGGACATTGAGGGCAAGGACTTGAACGGCATGGATCGTCGTGTGTTCACGCGCTACATCATCGCACCCGAGAAGATCGGTAGCAAGGCGTACGAGCACAAGGCCATGATGGACGGCATGCTGGTACGTTTCCTGGCTGCCATCGGTTACGACAAGGATGATGTTATGGCCGAGGATGGCTACGAGCCTGATCTTGAGGACTTTGGTGGACGTGAGTGCACTGTGGTACTTGCGGTCGAAGAGTACCTTCCGAATGACCCGGACTTCGATGACAACGATGAGCCTATCAAGCGGCGTCGTAATGTCGTGAAGGGTGTCAAGAAGGCTGGTGCCGGTCGTGGTGCGGTTGGGAAGGTTGGAGGTATCATCTAGCCCTTCCCCGTCTACGAAAGGACTCTGAGCAAAGAGGGGCTAGGTGCGCATTTCCGGGGGGTTTTGCGCACTAGCCCCTCATCTGTCTTATGCAACATACAGTTGAGAAGCTACGGCTGGAATTCTTTGAACTGATCTTCGGTGATGAAGAGGGCAAGCTGTGTATTGCCACTGTTCACAAGGATCGTGGCAAAGTCAGCTTCAAACGATTTTTCTTTGAGTGGCCTAAGCAACAGGCAGAGATGATTTCGTTCATTGCAACGAAAGAAAAGGCCAGCAACGTCTACTTCTCTACCGCGCTCTTCTCCCGATCAACAGCTAAGAAAGAGTATGCCCGCCCTACGAAGATCGTATGGGCTGACCTAGACACGTGCAGGCCCGAAGATGTGTCACCAGCGCCACCTATCGTGTTGGAGACTTCGCCCGGTAGGTTTCATGCTATGTGGACGTTGATTGATTTCGTGCCGCCAGAGGTAGCCGAAGGATACGCTCGCGCATTGGCATATCAGTATGCGCCCGAGGGCAGTGATAAGAGCGGTTGGGATATCGGCCAGTTACTCCGCGTGCCGCTGACACACAACTTCAAAAAGGAATACCAGGCAGTCGGCGGTGACTACCCGCTTGTGGAGATTGAGCGCATGCTTGACCTACCGGTGCCTGATGAAGTCTTTGAGTCTATCCCGATCCCCGAGGGAACACCTAACGGCAGCCTCGTTGACGTTGGTATGCCGGACTTGGATACGTTACCTATCGCAGAGGATATGATACAGCGGTATTGGCTTACTATTGATGATCAGCACGTGTACCTTGATCTGTTCGAGACTGAACCTGATTCGCAAGATGATTGGTCTAAGCGCCAGTGGCGACTCATTCATATGTCATTGGAAGCTGGCATGTCAACGATGGAAACGTTCGCAGTGGTCAAGGCAGCGAAGTGTAACAAGTATGCACGTGACAATCGCCCTGACCGCTACCTGTGGTTGGAGGTTCAGAAGGCGTACAGCCGTCAGACCGTCATCGCCAGCCACGTCAAAGCAGCGGAGACATTCCGTATGCCGGTTATCTACGAAGAGGGCGAAGCAGAGGATTTCACGTTCGTTGACCTGTATCGTGAGTGGGGCGTAGCTGCGACTGACGCGCCGCCGCAGTTTCACGATATGGGCGCGTTCATGGTCATGTCAGCATTGATGGCCGGTAACATACAACTGCCGGTACGTCACGGTACGATCCGCCCGAACCTGTGGGGGTTAGTGCTCGGCGAGACAACGCTATCGCGCAAGACTACCTCGACCCGCATGGCGATGGAATTGATATCACACATTGATAGCGGATTGCTGCTTGCTACTGATGGATCGCTTGAGGGTATTCTAAGCGGTATGCATAGTGATGCTGTAAATGTGTTCTTCCGTGACGAGGTAAGTGGGTTCTTCGACTCGATCAATAAGCGTGATTACTTGGTTGGTATGCAAGAAATGATGACGCAGATGTATGACGTTCCGCCGATGATACGACGTACACTACGGAAGGAAACACTTATAGTACAAAACCCTGTGTTTATCTTCTTTGGTGGGGGTATCCGTGAAGATGCATATGATGCGCTACAAGAGCGAGCCGTCACGTCTGGATTCCTGCCACGATTTCTGATCGTCAGTGGCGATTCCAAAGTTGATGATTTTCAACCTATCGGCCCGGCTATCGGTGCAGCCTTCAACGTTGATGAGAAGTCAAAGCCGGTGATGCGACATTCGTATGACATGCACAACATCTACAATCGCATGTCGAAGATCAAACTAACCGGTCAAGGCGAAGAGCAGGAGATTGAGAAGCCGTTGATGGTGAACGCGGAGCTAACCGATGATGCATGGGCGCGTGTGCAGGCTACAGAAGTGACCATGATAAAAGCCGGTCACGATACCGCGCTCAGAGGTATGATGCTACCGACCATGCAGCGGCTATCGACTAGCATGCTCAAGATGGCTATGTTGATCGGTGCATCCCGCCAGGAGCCTGTAGATGGCATCATCACTGTAGAGCTACGTGACGTGCTATCGGCATCCCGCTATATCCAACAGTGGGGAGCGTGGTCTATCGACGCGGTGTTGAACGTCGGTAAGGGTGTGCCAGAGCGCGAGCTAATGAAGATTCTGAACGCGATCAAGAACAGACCCGGAATTCCTCGTTCCGATTTGATGCGTATGTATCACTTGAACAAACGTTCAATGGACGAGATTTCAGCTACGTTGATAGATCGCGGACACGTCTATTTTGAGAGAGTTGGTAAGGCACACCACTACACAGCAATAGACGACAACTAAAGGAGAAGCATGGACATACATGAAAACTTCGATCCACCCGTGGGTGACGATGATGAGCAGCCGGGATGGGAAGATAGTCCTGCCGCAGTGAAGCTTATGCAGATCAATCAGGCGATGGATCGTGAGCTAGAAGCGTGGAACAAGGATCAGTTGGACTTGCGGGCGTTCGGTGTCAGTACAATCAACCTTGATAATCAGGTGTGGTCGCTGGTTGAATATCTCAAGGTTCTGATCCCTGAGTTTGATGAGACTGAGTATGAGTACCGATGGCGCTCACGTTTCGTGGTCAAGATCAATGAGCTACGTAACGAAGTCAAGAAGCAGCAGACCGTACAGGCCATCACTCAGGGCATCATCGGCCCGAACGGTGCACCTATCGACGTGGATCGTAACAAGTGAGGTTGCTCCTGTTAGTCATCCTGTTCGGGTTACTAGCCACGTCTACTGCGCAGGCGGGTACATACTTCATTGTGCAGTGCAACTACTCCCACACCAACAACGACGATCCATTCAAAAAGTTGCTCGGTACGAGTCACACGCATGATTACTTCGGCAACAACACGACCAACTACTTCTCAACGTACACGTCGATGCTCAATGGTAGTACGACCTGTGGCACACCGGACGACACAGCAGGGTATTGGGCACCCGCTCCGATCCTACGCGACGTTGGTAAACATGCCATGTACGTGCGGGTCTACTACAGTTGCAACGGTTCCTGTAGCAAGGTGTTCGTGACACCACCTAACAAGATGTTCTTGTCAGTGATGGAGAAATTCAGTTGTGGTCAGAATACGCCTATCGTGGCTTACCCGTACAACTGTGCGCCGTTCCTGGCGATTCACCACGATAGCTCAAACGATGGCGTGGTCGCTCAAGCGTACTTCGCTCAGAGCGCCACAGGATCGCTTGTGAGCGTCCGGGCGCATATCGGCACGGGTTGGGATGCCTGCCTACCGTCCTACCCACAGAGCAGCCCGCCAGCGAGCACGTGCTTGAAGTTTGGTGGCAATGGCATCGTGCAGGAGTGGGGTCAGTACCATAGTGACTTCTGGAACACGTGGGATCAAAATGCGCTTACGACCGAAGTGCAAAACTGTTTGATAAAACAGCCGAACACATGTCCGGCCTTCGATGGGAGTCATTAGTGAGTACGACCAACACAGAAGATGCAATGCGTTGGGGGCAGCCTCCCGAGTCGTTGCAGGAGCGCGTCGCCCGCGCCATAGCGCCGTACATCGAGACGGGCCAGTTCTCGGATCGGCGGCGCGATATGGCTGTGGCTGCGGCGATCCGCGTGTGCATGGCGGAGGCACAGCAAACCGTCGAAGCGCTCCGCTACGAGTCGCGCTACATGATCGGCGGGGACGCAGAGATGGGCGAGTCAAGCGATTGGCTCCGGCGCGATGCGGCGCTGGCTGCCCTCGCCGCGCTCGCAGAGGATACAAGTGATTGATG